GGTGCGGCTGAATCTGGAGCAAATACCTCTATAACCAGTCTAGATGGTGTCTCTGTTGGTGTGGGTAGCTTGTTCATCCCAGTGGCTGCTGCTGTACAGGCTCTAGCACTAGAAGCTGCTAACATTGCCTTTGGCTTCTTGTTTGGCTCCCGCATCGTCTCTAATTTTATGAGGAAATAATATGGCTACCTCCGGTGTAACAACTTGGTCACTACAACGTGACGCTGTAATTAACTCAGCACTGCGTAAGCTATCTGTGTTGTCTGGAGGTTCCTCTGCAGCAGCTTATGAAATTACCAACGCCACAGAAGCTCTTAACGCCATGCTCAAGGCGTTCCAAGCTGATGGTATGCCCTTATGGGCCATTAAGAAATACACCTTCACCACAACTGCTACAGTAGCTGCTGTAAACATTGGTGACGGTCAAACATTAAATACTCCTGCTCCATTGAAAGTGTTGCAGGCTTATCGTAACCAAGGTTCTAGTGTGAATGTTCCAATGAATGTTTACACCAACTACGATTACAACATCCTCCCTCTGTCTAACACCAGTGGTGTTCCAGTTAACCTGTACTACCAACCATTATCCACTTATGGGCAGATTAATCTTTGGCCTATCCCTAGCGATAGCACTACTACAATCACCCTCATATACCAACGTCCTTTCGAGGACATGGTTGCTTCCACAGACGACTTTGACTTCCCTTCCTATTGGACAGAGGCAATCATCTATGGACTAGCTTGGAGGTTGTGTGGTGAGTATGGAGTACCAGTACAAGATCGTCAAGTTCTTGCTAAGGAAGCTGAGATGTTCCATACCAAGGCACTTGAGTTTGGTCAAGAAGAGGGTTCTGTATACTTTCAACCCGGATGGGTGGGGAGGAAATAACGGTGGCCTTCACAAAGAACCCTGTAACATCAACATACGATACGGTTAGATTCGACTTCGCCATCTCTCCACAACAACGTGCTGGTGGTTCTAAGAGCAAGGATGCTCGTGTGTTGAATATGATGGTGGAGCCTTTGAACTCCCCCACAGATGATAATAAACGTTTGTTTATTAAGAGTAGGCCCGGACTCACTTCTGCTTACACAGTTAACTCCGGCGTTGCTCGGGGGATATATTACTGGGTATTTAATGGTACTGGTTACATCCTAACAGTGTGTGCTGATAAGGTATACACCAACGGGGTTCTGGTTAAAACACTAGCTACTTCAACAGGTGAGGTTGGGTTTACAGAGTTTGTATCTTCTACTGGAACAGTTACCCTAGTGTTGTTAGATGGTACAAACGGTTATGTGTTCACTGACCCAACAGTAGCTCCAACTACCATTGTAGATGCAGACTTCCCTACACCACACATTCCAATGCCTGTGTTCTTAGACGGTTACTTATTTGTAGCTAAGAAGAATACACAAGATGTATACAACAGTAACCTAGACGATCCATTGTTATGGACTGCTGGTGACTTCCTTTCAGCAGAGATGTACCCGGATAAGATAGTGGCTTTGTCTAAAAACAATAACTATATTTATGCTATTGGTGCTAACTCTGTAGAGTTCTTGTACGATGCTGCTAATGCTACGGGTTCTCCATTAGCTAGACATGAAAGTGCTGTTCAACAGTTTGGGTGTGTGGCACCGGGTACGGTGGTACAGACAGAAAAAGAAGTCATCTTGATCGGTGAAACTGCTAATGGTGGACACACTGTTTGGACTATTGAGGGATTCAAAGAGAAAGAAATTAGTACAACAGCCATACGTTCCATCCTAAGAGCAGAAGGTTCTTCCTTAGCTACAGCAGTGGCTCATTGCATCCGTGCTGCTGGGCAGAAGTTGTATATTGTCACATTAACATCTAGAACCTTGGTGTATAGTTTTGATACACAGCTTTGGTCAGAGTGGTCTTCTGGAACAACCGACACTGCTGCTTTTGTTGGTTCACATGCAACAGACGGCCCTAATGGTGCTGCTTACGTGCTAAATCGTACTGGGGGTACTGTATATACTTGCTCCGAAGCCTACTTCAGTGATAACGGTACAAACTTCCTACAACAAATTACAACCCCTAAATATGACTTTGGTAAGTTCAACAGGAAGTTCATGTCTAGGTTGTCTATGATTGGAGATGTACCAGATTCTACTGGTGTAGATAATGACATCACTGTTCAATGGACAGATGACGACTACAACACATGGTCTGCTGCAAGAACCTTGTCGTTCAACAATGATTTCCCATCTATGGCACAGCTTGGGGCCTTCCGTCGCAGAGCTTTTAAATTCTCATATACTCTGCCACACTTCCTACGATTTGAAGGATTTGAAGTAGATATTAATAAAGGAAGTCAATAATGGCTAGTGGATTACCCCCACCACCCACACGGGCAGCTAGTGGGGATTTTGCTTGGACAGCTTGGTATAATGCCTTATACACCTTATTGAATACAACAGGGTCAGTGGCTTGGGATTTAGTAAACAAGGCTGGTAGTTCTATTGCTGATTTACAAAACAAGAATCACAATTTACTAACATCTATGCAAGGGGGTACTACAAATGAGTATTATCATTTAACCTCTGCTGCATACACGGCCTTAACCACTCCAGCAAAGGGTGTGTTCTCAAGCTCTGCTTCACAAACAGTCACTGCTGCAAACACAGCAACAGCCGTTACATTTAATACGACACCTTATAGTAATAACATGTCCATAGGTACACCAACCTCTAGGATTGTTGTTACAAAAGCTGGGGATTATCTAGCATCCATTGATATGCAAATATCAAAACCTAATGCTTCTACATCTACTTGTGATTTCTGGTTTGCTGTTAATGGTACTAATGTACCAGACAGTGCATCTGTTGTTACATTAAGTGGTAATAATGTGCGTGTATCAGCACACCACGACGAAGTCATCACCTTAGCTGTGAATGATTACATAGAGGTATTCTTTAGTAGCTCAGATAATCAGATGGCTATAACGGCTACAGGAACACAAGTGACACCCACTCGACCAGCATCACCATCTGCCATCCTACAAATAACACCTTTCCCTTAAGGATTTAAAATGAGTTATATTAAAAAGCACAGGTTGGAGTGGAGTTCCCCCAGTAATGGGGGTGGTTCAGGTAACAACGGTGGTGGAGATGGTGCTTCAGCCCCCAGTGGTGGTACTAATTATGGTGGTAGTTGGTGGAGTGGTGGTGATTCAACCGATCCCACTAGTCCTAACTTCATTGGGCCACAGGCACCAACAAATGATGCAAGTGTTCCCGGTAGTTTTGTTGGGCCTCCTGCTCCGGGGCCAGATACATCCTCTTCTACTTATCAATCTGATTTCTTAAGTAACATGTACAACAACCCAGACACTGACTGGGGTAGTTATAATGTTGCACTTAAACCCTTAGATGCGCAGACTGTACAGAGTTGGGGTAATGTAAAAGAAGCACAGACAGCATTGAATTCCTTACCATCCTCTGAGGGTGTGTTTGGTAATATGTTTAACCAACAATATAATGCTGATGGTTCAGAAGCTGGATGGTCTACATCACCTTTTGGACAGAAGATAAACTACGTTGGACGTACATTGATGGGGATGAATCCCTACGGTCGTCTTGCTAACATGGGTATAGATGCTTACAACGGAGTTAATCCATTACGTATTGCTGCTAACGCTATACCCGGAACCAATGGTACACTGGCCCGTATGGGAGCAGATGTAGCTGGTGGTGAAAGTGTTGGTAGCACCCTAGGTAAAAACATAGGTGGAGCCTTGGGTGGATTTGGTGCAGGTAACTTCACTAACAGTTTACTCGGTGGTAGTGTACCCGGAGCCTTAGCTAGTATTTTTGCTGGTAGACAAGGTGCAGAGGTTGGTGCCCAAGTGGGAGCTAATGTTGGAAATCAAATGGGTAACATGGTTAAGACAGCTTATAACCCATCACAACAAACAGGGACAGGAATGGAAAACACACAATCTTTTTGGGGTAAGTTAGGTGGCTTGTTTGGAGATTCTACTCCACAACAGCAAGTGGCTCAAGCGCCTACTCAACAACAACCATCACAGTTGACACCAGCTAATCCATTTGGAGCAGTGATTGGTGGTCTTGGTAGTTTGTATTTGGGTAACCAAGCTATCTCTAGTATGCGAGATCAGCAACAAGCGTTGCAACAACAGCAGCAATCTATGCAGCAGCAACAAGGTACTATGCCATCTCTTGCTGAAATGTATGGGCCTAATAGCTCGTATGCTAATGAGATGCGTAGGGCGTTGGCAGCTAAGGATGCTAAGGCTGGTCGTAACAGTCAGTATGGTGCTCGTGAAGCTCAACTACAAGCTCTGTTGGCAGAGAAGGGTAGTCAGTATGCTGCACAACAGGCACAGATGAATAACAGTAATCAAACATCACAACTGGCATTTAATAAAGCTGCTAACGATAATACCTTGCAGCAGAATCAGATTAGGGCACAACAGTTGGGTAGTTTGTATAACCTTGGTGAAAAGACAGGGTTGAACTCTGCTATTGGTAGTGGTCTTCGTGGTCTATATGACCAAGCTGCTCCAGCGTTGTACAACATGTTTGGTGGAGGCTCTCAACCATCAACACCATCATATGGGTATGAGGAGGCTTAATGGCACAACCTAATACATACTTACCTAGTATCCAAGACCTAGGTACTCAGTTTGGTATTTGGAATCCCATGACTTATACACAAGCTGTGGATAATGAGGGGTTGGCTGCACAGTTTCGTAACCAATCCTACATGCAGGAACAGAACCAGACACAGAAGGGTACATTAGAGAACCAGCATGATGCTGCTATGAACCCCCTGTTACAAGGCCAACAACGTGGTGTGAACACTAAGCAAGACATTGCTAACAGTGAAGCTGGTTTGGTTCTTGAACGTAACCTAGCTACTCAACCACAAGCCCTGAAACTGGCTATCCAGAAGGCAGCCACAGCCCTTGACGATCAAGACATTAAGGATATGGGTAACCACATCACGAAGGTCTTGACAAACAAGGATGGAATCTACACACAAGCTGATAAGGATCAAGCCATCAAAATGCAGCAGTTTATGCCTGAAATTATGGCAGCTAAACGTGCTCACGCTGATGCTATGGAGAAAGAGAAAGAACTTACTCGTAGGCACCTACAGGGTATCACACAACAGGGAGCTAATGCAGTAGAATTGGCTAATGTAAATAATGCCGCTGGACGTTATGCTAAAAAAGGAAGTGGTGGTGTTTCTATTGTAGATAACTTGTGGTCTGGTAAGATGAAGGTTGCTGAACGCTTGGGTGCTGTTAAAGCTATCCTAGAAACAGGACAACATCCTGACGAAGACCGTGAATTGACTTCACTAGAACGTCGTAGCTTACAAGCTCTGTACGACCAAGATGCAGCTACCACAGAAGGTAAACTTGCTATGCAAGCACAAGGTATCACCGCTAAGGCTAATACCGCAGGTGGTGTTGAGATTGTCAACAAAGATAAACCATCCGTGCGTACAGGTAGCACACCACCCACACCTAACCATTCTCTAGCAACTGTTCAACAACAATATCCGGGAGTACCTCCTGAGAAGTTACGTGAACTTTATAAAAAGAAATTCGGAGTTGATTTAAAATGAACGATCCACTAGGCTTATTTGATGAAGAAACTAACAATGATCCATTGGGTCTATTTGAAGATGAGCCTAGGTCTAAAGCAG